TTCGGCAGGTTAGGCCGCACCCTGACCGGCTACTACTGAGCAGCAGAGTAGGCCAACAAGAGACGGAGGACATCAGGCTTTCACCTTCATAATTCCGAAAGTCGTTGACTCACTCTCAGATCCGGGTTTTGAGATTGTTAATGAAACTCTCATTAACTCTCGGAACTCGAACCGTTACTGATTTCACAAGTCGTAATGGTATTTCTGATGGTAGGTTGGCTTTCCGGATACGGTCCCGGAGGCACGGAACTCCCTTGTACCACTTCTGAAAATTTCGGAAGCGGGTCCAAGGGAAGATCTCAGTGTCCTCATCAGTACTGTCTACGGAAGGGATTTCTCTGACCCTCTGGCTGGCGAGCACAGACTCATAACGTCTCAACAGGTGCTTAGGCACCCGATAGAAACAAAAATCGTCTAGCTCGCCAACCCGTTGGATACCCTTGCTCGTTAGCTTAAAGAAATAAATCTCTTTATCTAACAAGGTCGGTTCCCGGTCAAAAGAAACACCAAGACCACCGTAATCTACTGGAATATCCAGGGATTCGGGGGTCCTAACCAAAACACGCTTAGCTCGGATCACGATTGAGGGTTTAGAGTCGGGCTCAATTCGGAGGGCATGGTATATACAAGACTTGTATGACCGTACCTTTTCGGTTGGGCCAAACAACCCCGTCGCCACATGGCGATAGGTATTCCTTGAATCCCGAATGATCAGTTGGGAATTAATGCTCCCCCAAGTGGGAGAACAATAGTTCTTACCGATCGACGGGATCAAGCCCATGGCTCTAGAAACCCTTTTCCATGATCCGATCAGGCGTGAACTGCCGGTGAATAAGATATCATCACCGTTAATCAGACACTGAGTTTCGGAGAGAGGGCGCCTCTGGGCGATCCCAATCGTGGTGGCATTCGCCACACATAAGATCGGAAACGACAAGAGGGACCCCATCAACTGTCCCCTAGTCTGACGAACGGTGAGTAATCCCGTGTAATCGGGGTACTCGATATCGTGGGGGCCGCCCTCCCAGTTCAACCATGAATGGTAGAACTGAGGGACGACCTTTTTTAATTCATCGACAGCCACCTGCATGATGTCCATGTTCAGATTGTCGGTGGCAGACTCATAATCCCCCGAAAGGAGGTAATGACCCTGCGACCAGGATCCCAAAAGATCAAGAGGGATGTCCGGACTCTGAGTTAGTCTGAAGCAATCGAAGTGCCCAAGGGCTCTCCACATTGCTTTCTGGACGGGCTTCAGAACCCAGGTCTCCTCCTCTCCTTTTGTGATCATCCTGACCTTGAGTGGTTCGGGAATCGCGACTGCCTTAACAGTGGGAACCCCTTGCGGGGCCTCCACAGGGAAGGATAGTCCAAGTCCCGGCTCACCAAAGGCCGAAGGTACAATCGGAACATTGACGTTATCAGAAGACAATTTCCTCTGCGAGTGGAGCGTCACCAAGTAGTCCACAAGAAATTCGACAAGGTCGTGGAACTGAAATTCCCGGATAATTCCGGGAACAATTGTTCCAGTTTCCTTGTTGAACAAATCTTGCCGGATGCGGTAGAGGGTCCCCCTTCTCTCGAGTAACTCGAAAGTTGGGTAGATCCTCCTCCGGAGAGCCGGAAGGCACTGCATGGCGATGTTACCAGCCATGTGCGCGAAGTTAGACGAGATGAAGAGGAAATCGGAAGTAAACTTCCGACCCTTTTCTTCAAGTTTCGCCATCGGCAGCACATAGGGGAGGTTGGAACAGATCTGGATAATCTCCAGGCAGTCTTTTTCATCCTCCCTCGCAGAGAAAGCATCATCAATGGAAGCGATTAACTGCCCCCTGTACCCGTCCCAATGGTCAGTTCCGACCGTTCGTGAATACACGTCCGGCTTGAAGTAACCGAAGCGACGGGAAAGGGCGGCTATCACCGCCTCCTGTAGGAAGGACTTGCCCTTCCCCGGTGGGCCACAAATGTGTAACACCGGGGGGTCAATCCTCCGATCCCCTTTCTCCCGAGAAAGGAAACCGAGGGAATTGATAAGACCAAGTGACTTGTAATAATTCCGACAGCCTCCCTCTGACCTCTTAGTGCGAAAATACGCACGCTGAGGGGGGAGGGTCGTCTCGTTACGGAATTCTTTCAGGACTTCTTGGCAGAAATCCCTCATCCGTGTTCGAAACTCCGTCAGAATATGACAAGGGGTCACTCCTACAGCTGTGAGTGTCCTCTGATGTTTCTCGAACGCAGC